TGCCATAATTAAGACCTCTCGTTTTGAGGTGGTTCTAATTGTTAATAATTAAACGGTGGAAGTTGCCAAAGCACCCGTTCCCTTTAAAGTAAAACTAGCATCAACCATCCCATCAACTGCGGAACCTCTAGTGATACCCGTAACTAATCCCGTTCCCGAATAGAACGTATCTCCTGATGTTGAACCTTCAAAATAGAACTTGACTGTTACAGAGGCTCCAATTGTTAAAGCAACCTGACCATTTGTGTCGGTTTCATCCCAAAAACAATCTACAGAACCTTCCCATTCCGTAGTTCCAGATTGGAAAGTTTTAGCGGTATCCCCGATATTTGTGTCATCAATTAGATTCATTGATTCCGACAAATTAATGGATTTAATTTCCGCTACAGCACTAGTTCCAACGTGAACCGTACCCTCACTACCTTTATGATTTGCCATTCCTATTCCTTTCCGGGCATAAAAAAAGCCCGTGCATACGCTTAAAGCGTACAACTAGGGCATCGAAAAAATCGTTGGTTCCTAGATTAATAATTTTACTTAGGGCTTTCCATTTGGATTGATCCCGTCCGTTTCTGTTAAATGTTCATCCAGTCTTAAATTTTCTGTTACTTCAATCTTTATCTTTTTAGAAAGACTCCCTTTATAAAATGAAAGAGTTAATGTTCCCGAAAACCGATTCCGGGTAAGTTCATTTAGCCTTTTTAATAGATTTTCCATCATTCTTTGGTTTTTCTGTTTTGCCTTGTGGCTCTAAACTATAACCGTTGTTTAAATAATGGTCTTTTTGTTCCGGGTTGGCTCTTATAGGTTCGCCTCCCCCCGGTGGATAAAATGTCAATCTTTTATCTCCCATAATTCACCCCTAAAGTATTACAGTTTGTGGTGATCCTTGTTTAATCCGATAACGGACTTGCCAAAGCATATTGCAACTTAAAATCGGGCTATCACCTGACCCGGTTCTATCTTCTATATTTGCCTCGGTTAGCCATAAGTCCTCGGCTTTCCCGCCTAATGTTAAATCCGCTTCCATTGCGGTCTGAACCTCTTTTCTAATTTCAAAAAGGTTGTTTTCTGCGGTTGTCTCGGAAGCATCTTTCTCAATAGCATCAATAGAAATACTAATTACATAATGCAGTCCTTTATTGCCGTCCGTTTGCATTGCCACCATGTCATCTTCCATTACATCCTCTTGAGCATAAATCAAGAGGGCGGGTAATTGAGATTCGGTCATGGTATGAACTCTAGAACGAAAAACATTCGATCCCGTAGTTGTTAACCCGGTGCAAGCGGTAACAACGGCATCTAAAACTTGTTTTGCAACATGGTCAGGCATATCAGTCTTTCAGCATAATAGTTGCGGTTTGGGCAACTTCATCTTTTATAATTGAACCCGCCATTTTATAAGTTACGCTATTAATGGCAAACGTATCATTTTCAACCGCAGAAGAAACATCCGATAACGCACAAATAAACATCGGGCTTGTAGCTTCAACCTCAATTTCCCCAACTTCCACATTTGCGGATTCATTTTGGAAAACACCTTTGACGGTACTGGAACTCCCGGCACTTACATCCGTAAAGGTTGCACTTACCGCAAAATCCCGGTCATTAAAAAATTGAGATAATGTTTCTGTAAACATTTATTTTTTCTTTGCTTTTTTAGCTGTTTCTTTTCCAGAGTCATAGCTTGCTTTGCCCATTCCTACCAAAGCATGAGCATCTTCCTCTGAAACCTCGGTAACTTTCCCGGCTTTGTGATGAACGCCTTTTATGGAAATATCCCGCGTTATCTTTATTTTTTTCATAATTTCCTCTTAATGTTAAAAATTCGACTTAATGAGAGCCGATTTGAGCCGTTTTTCTTAGGTGGCCTTTATAATTGGATTGCATAGGCCAAAACGGGGGTAAATCCCGCTCCGAAATATTCCTGGTTGAAGCGAGGGGCAAAAAACCCCCCGCTTTCCCATCAATCTTAGGTTGTGTAATCCTGAGTTGAACTAAAGCTTTGTGCATGACGCACGGCAATATCAACATCTTGGAATACTGTTACCCGGACGGTTGCCGTTGATGATCCCGTATAAGGATCGACCAGAATATCCGTTCCACCCCATTGACCGATCATAAGATCATTGAAGTTTCCAAAAATCATAGCCGAACAACTGCCCGAAGTTGAACCCTTAGTTAAGGTGCTTGGGACGTTTGTCGTTTCAGCAACTTGATAACCCATCATTGTGTTTCCCTCATTCATAATGAAAACTGAATCGGTGCTTGCTACTCGAACCGTCTGCCTCATTTTCCCAACCACTTGAGGGTTCGTCAAAAACGCAAGATTACCACCCAAGGCATTGTCAATTGCAACTTGTGAAACATTATCAACGACCGAAGCCCAAGTGGGAGCGCCTCCATTGGTTCCAATTGCAACTGAACCGATTCCAGAAGTTTGTAAAATACCCGTTGGCTCATTTGATCCACCACCATTGATGCCCACCGTATCAATTGCGGAAGCCACTTGGGAAACCATATCATTTCTAAAAATTTCTTCCGCACTTGGGTCAGATTGGAGAGAAAGTTTCCTACTAATATCAACATAAGCCCCAACCGTTTTCGGTGACATTGTGATTTGTCTTACCGTAGGCGCTCCCTCGGTAGGTGCTGCCGATTCAGCGACCCAATAGGTTGAGGTCTTTGCGTTGAGTGCCGGGATTGCAACATCACCCTGCAAGCCCATCATCATTCTTGCACCTAAAGATGCCAAGACTAATTGCGGGCGTAAGGCATCAACAAATTCGCTGCCCATGTGATCGGTTCCCACAATGTTTCCACCAGCGGTTGCGCTGCCCACGGTCATATCACGCTTTGACCATTCAATATCATTGGGTGCAAAAAAACCTCTCGGCTCTTTATTTAAACGCTTGGAAATTTCCGCAGATGCTTCCCGCTCTAACCCGGCCTTTGACCAATCGCCCGAAGCGGACGCATTAATCGCTCTGAATAAAGAATAAGACCGTTTTTCTTTTGGCTCCATGTCAAGGTTATCTAATGGAGGTTTAATGGTTGGTTTTTGCTCCGGTAATTTTTCCAAAACAGTTTTTCGCATTTCATCAACGCTATGACCGGATTGAATCAACTGCCTTGCAAGGTCGGTTTGCTGGAATTGTTCCCCTATTGCAGAAATTTCTTGAATTCTTTTCACTTCCGCATCACGGGTTTGGCTCTTAATGGCTTCAACGTCAACCTTTGGAGCCTCTGGTATTTTTGTTTCTTCAGGCATCTTGATATTCCTTTCAAGATATTGGATTTCGGTTTCAAAAGTTTCCTCACCTTCCGACCTACCTACCCCAACCGTAGAATCAGCCGGGATGCTTACTAAGCTGATTTCCATCGGTTCCCAATCGGTAGCCCGAAAAATACTAGAACCTTCTTCCCCTTCTTCCGTTAATTTATGAATTTGATACCCGACTGATACACCGCTTCGGATACCGTCCATTACATCTTGAAAAATCTCGTTAGCCCGGTCAGATTTACCAAACCTAACCTTTGCCCGCGCCATGCGGTCAGAACTAATTTCGACTGTTTCAACTTTCCCGACTAAATCGTCAGGGTTGTGATTGACCAATAACGAACCTGAACCTCTCAAGCGACCAAGCCTAATTGATTCGGGTTTATGGTCTAAAACTTCCGTTCCAAATCGCCTTTCTACGGGTTCTTCGGAACTGAATGCTAAATCTATCGTCCGTTCCTCTTTTTCCACCTGACCGACCTCGGCCTGACGGTAAAGGGTGCGGGTTTCAATTTTGTTCTTCATTTTCCGTATCCTCTAAAATTGGATTGACCTGACTTATATCTATACCTACTAATTCCGCTAAATCGTTCTCGGCTTTTAATTGTTCAAAAACATCCTCAATATCTTTACCCTTTTCCGATAGTATGTCGGCTCTGCTTTTTACCCCCATATGAACCTCTTGCAGATTTGCCTTTGCATCTTTTAAGGGGTCAACCCATTCCCACCCCCTTGCTTGCCAGTTTGGGTTAGCAAACTTTTCAAACCTTTGTTGCGGGATGCTACCAAGCTGATTATTTAAAAAAGCTAACCGTAACCATTCCAGATAAATTTCTTGGTGCAAATGTTCTATAAGCCAACTTTGTAAGACCCGCCAATTTTGTCGTTCCTCTAAAACCCCGGATCGAATTGAACTAAAATTGACCCCCTCAAGGTCAGAGGCTAAAGAGTTATATGAGACATTCAACCCGGATGCGATTCCCCGCAAGGTTGATTTGACAAATGAGGCATAGTTTCCACTTGGATGCGTTGGGTCGAAAGATTCAAAATCCATCCCCGGTGGCAAAAGTTCCATAGTTCCGGGGGCAGCTTCACTCACGGTATTGCCAAGCGAGTCAACATCATCACCTACATAACCCTCACCGGAATCGGGCTTAAAAAATCCCATTTTGCAAGCTGCAACTCTAGCAGCAACAACTTCCGCTTCCTCATATTCACCAATCTGGTGTAACCGGGTCATTGCCGAAGCTAACCAAGGGGTTCCCCTTGTTTGCCCCGGACGGTTGGTTATAAATAAATGGATTAAATCCTCTGCAGGGATTTGATTATAAAATTTGCCTTGGTGAGCGGTAATGTTTTCGCCCGGATGATTTGAAAGCAGCCAATAATTAACAGGCTTTCCCCAAGGGTTTAATTCAACACCCATTTTTACCCGGTTCCCGTTTTGCAAATCCTTGTTTAAATCTTCATCTAAATGGTCAGGCTCAATTAACTGCAAGGCAAACCCAAAAGGGTTATCGGCTCCCCTGATTTTTCTTACCAATATCTCCCCGTCCCTTGCAACGGATTCGACAATACATCTTTGCACATCAATCCAAGAAAGCTTCCCCGTAACCGTACAATTGGATTTATTTCCCCAAAGCTTCCATGCTCTTTCAATTGTGTCATTGTCCAGTTTGTCAAAAGTTCCATCTTGCCTTTTCGCTTTCGACTGCATAACAATCCCATTTGCTCCGACTATATTGGTCTTTACCATTTCCCCATATTTGCGGGCATAATCATTATTCCTAGACAAGTCCCTAGACCTTGACCTCATATTTCTAAGATCAATCCTTATCGCTTCGTCCGCAGTCTTTTGAGTCGTTGTCCAACCACTCAGCAACCGTCCCACCGCACCCGCATCGTATGAACGTCTTCGACTTGCTTTCTTGTTACGCTTAAAAAAGTTAAATAGTCTCATCAACTAAACCTTGTTAAAATTCGTTTGCGAGTCCCTAGCCCGTTTTGAATCCGTTCCTCATCCAATTCAGCTTTATAAATTCTTACCCACCTGAAATATTCCAAGCGAATTTGCTCTGCGGATAACTTGCTAATTGATCTCCCGCCTATTGAATAACTTAATTGCTCAATAGTTTTGTTTGTTATCTGGTTTGTAAATAGGGATTCATAGGCATCCACCATCTTTTTTGCAACCGTCCTCTGATCCGACCCGGAACTTTGTTCCGCAAAATCGACCAGAACTTCCATGATCCCTTTATCAACTACAAAAACCTCTGAGGAGCTTCTAGCTTCCACCGTCCAATGGTAAACCCCCACCGCATAGCCCGCAGTCGTTCCATGCGCTAAAGTTATAGAATGGTTTTCCGTAGAACCGTCTTGGGAAGAATTAAAGGTTATTCTTGTGCCATCTTTAACTAGGGTGTAATAAAGCGTATAGGTTGAGGCCGGATAATCTGCCAAGTCAGTACGCTTCCATTTCACGGTTTCCCCTGCATGGAATTTTAAAGGCTCTGACTCCGGGGGAGTGTTAGGGTCTGGAACATCAAAAGCCATTATCTAAATCCTTTCACAAAATTATTTCGACCACCGAAAACCTTTCTCGGTTTTTGTTGCCGTTGGGGTTCAATGCCTTCTGCTTTAGCTTTAAGTGTTTTGACAATGCCCTCAAAATTAGGGTTTAAAATTTTCAACGCTGCGAAGTTGTAACCAAAAATATCCAAAGCTTCATTGCGCTTTTTGTTTTTCTTCATTACCCATTCCCGCCTTGGTATCCCTTTATGAAACCGGGTAACGCAATGCTCCGCAGTCAACATATCGAAATACTCCGCATTGTAGGTCAATGGGAAGTGGCAATATCCCGCACCCTTTTCTTCCACCCCCAAGCGTCCGAAAATAGTGTCTTTGATTGTGTCCACTCCTAGAACATAGAAAACCACGTTTGTTTTTTGGTCTTTTGATCTTTTGGAAACAATAGGCAAGCCCCTAGTGGATGCACCTTTAATTGGATAGACCCTTGCGGGTTGATGCTTGCGACAATAATCATATACGTTTTGCGTAAACGCACCCGAATCCACCACCGTGCAAGCACTTTTTAAAATAATCCCGTCAACGGTTTTAAATTCCCTTTGCAAATGTTCGTCAAGGCTCCCCCAAAGTTCCAGACTTCCGGGGTTGCCCGGTATTACGATATAA